CGGGCATTGCCATCCACGCCGGATGAAATGGCAGCAATGACATCGTTGTACGGCGAATTCGGGCAGGAACCCTTTTCCGACGGTGCGGTGGAGGAGGGCTTCATCAGCGGGGATATTGTGATTGACTGTAAATCATACCCCGGTAAAACCCTTCGTGAACTGGGGATGATCAGCGACAGAGGTACGCTTATCGCGTACGGACGTTATCCCGACACCTTTTTACCAGACCAGACGGACTCCGTTATCAAGGAAGTTATTCTGACGCTGGTTCTTGGGCTGACGCACGCACAAAACGTGGTGCTGGAAGTTGATCCGGACAGGGCCATTATTACTCAGGAAATCGGAGACAGACGCTATCTGCAACGAAAAAAGAATCTTTCGGATGTGGAAGACAAGGATGAGGCTGTTGAAAACCTCGGATTAAAACCCACGGTGGACAAGGCAAAAAATGCCGTTCAGCGTGATGGTGACACCATGACCGGGGAACTGAAAATCCGTGGTGTTAATGCGCTGAGGATTTTCAACGAAGCCTTTGGGCTGATTTTTCGTCGTTCGGAAGAGTGCCTGCACCTTATTCCAACACAGGAAAACCAAGGTGAAAATGGCGATATTGGTCCACTTCGCCCGTTCACTATTAATCTGCGGACGGGTGAAATATCTATGTCGCATAAAGTGTCTGTTGGCGGCGGTTCTCAGGTCAATGGTGCGCTGGGTATCGGCGTTCAGAACGCGCTGGGCGGAAACTCAATTGCTTTCGGGGATAACGATACAGGTATAAAACAAAACGGCGACGGCATTCTGGATGTTTATGCGAATGGACAGCATGTATTTCGTTTCCAGAATGGTGTGGCGATAGCGTTAAAAAATATTCAGGCCGGAAATGCTAAAAAATTCACGTTATCCAGCGCCAACAACTCGACGAAAAACGCAACGTTTAATTTATGGGGTAATTCATCCCGACCTGTAGTTGCAGAGCTTGGTGATGATTCCGGCTGGCATTTTTACAGCCAGAGAAATACCGATGGCAGTATCACATTCGCTGTAAACGGACAGATGACCCCATCAAACTATGGAAATTTCGATGCCCGTTATCAGCAGCGAAATGGCGGCGTACAGGATGTGCGTTATGGTTCCGAAATGTATTACAACCCGGGAGGTAACCAGGTATCCTGGACATTTCGCTCACCTTCAGGCCACGGGTTATCCGGTATTAATGTGCAGGAAACCGGAAGTAATTCGGCAGATAACATCGGCGGCGTGTATTACCGTCCGCTTCAGAAACTGATTAACGGCACCTGGTATAACGTGGCGAGTGTTTAACAATGTTGCATTTAAAAATATTACTGCGGGCAATCCGAAAACCGCAGAACAATATCAGATGACAAAACAACATGGTATCACCTGGCTTTTTTCGGAAGATGACAAAAACTGGTATGAAGAACAGAAGAATTTTGCCAGTGACACCATAAAAATGGTTTACACCGGAGACGGGCGCGTGGTGTGGGTCGGTAAGGATGTGACAGGCATTGAACCCCGTAACGCCAGTGTTATTGAAGTTCCTGATATTACCGCTAATCGCCGTATAACCGTGCCTGGTTACTGGTTTTACCGCGACGATAAATTTGTCTTCGACTACAAACTTAAAGCGGAAGATGAGCGCGATGCTCTGTTAAAACAGGTCAGCATCATGACCAGCGAATGGGAAAAAGACCTGCTGCCGGGATTAATCAGTGACGAAGACAGGGAGAAGCTGAAAGCGTACCGCATTTACGCGAAATCGCTGCAGGCGATGGATTTCAGCGCTATTACGGATAAGACCACATACAACAATATTAGCTGGCCTGAGCAGCCACAAAATACCTGAAAAAGAAGTTAATCATCTGACCGCCTGAGGGCGGTTTTTTTATGGGAGAAATGTATGTCCGGATTACATGGTGTTGAAACCATTGAACTGACGACAGGCACGGTTGCCGTGCAGACCATCTCCACGGCAGTGATTGGCCTGGTGGGGACAGCGCCGGACGCCTCTGGTGGTGTGTGCGCTTCCGGCACAGCCGGCTCCTGGCTGCTGGGAACGGCGCTGGATTTCACGGCGAAACAGGAAGGTCGGGCCGGTAATAAGATTTCGGTTGTTGCTGTGGCTGCCACAGAACAAAATGCGCAGACAGTGGCCTCGCTGAAAGGTACGACCCTGACGATAACACTGGGGACGGACGAACACAGCCAGGTTAACGCCACGGCGGACCGTGTGACTGAAGTGGTGAATGCGCTGGGGGATTCGCCTGTGACGGCGGCTGTCAGCACCCTGAATGCAGGAGACGCTGAAAATAAAGTGGTGTTGCCGTTCAGCCTGACGTTATCCGGCGGAGAAGATGAGGCGTTCCCGGTCAATACACCAGTGGTGGTGGCAGGGGCCATTACTCAGGCCGGGAAACTGGGCACAGCCGGAACATTATACCCGGCCCTGCGAGATATTTTTGACCAGACTGGGGCGCTGGTGATTGTGGTGCGCGCAGAAAGTAAAACAAAGGCGAAAGAGGCCGAACAGCGTGCGGCGGTGATTCAGGCCATGGAGGCGCTGACAGAAAGTAAGGGCGTGACAGGCTATCAACCGCGCATCCTCATCGCCACGGGGTACAGTGAGGATGATGGCGTGGCAAAGGCGCTGGAAACGTATGCCGCGAAGCTGCGGGCTGTGGCCTATATTGACTCGCCCTCAATGGCAACACCGCAGGATGTGGTTCAGCGGCGCGCGTCATTTGGTGGGCGTGTGGAGCTGCTGCGTCCGCGCGTGTCAGTGACGGATGACAGCGGGCAAACGATATTTCGTCCATATTCGGCTCGTGCTGCCGGGCTGCGTGCCCGTATTGATTACGAAAAAGGGTGGTGGTGGTCCAAATCAAACCAGGACGTGATGAATATCACCGGTCTGGAGCAGGTGGATACGTTTATTCTCGGGGAGCAGAACTGCACGGCAAACCTGCTGAACATGGAAAATATCTCCACCATTATTCGCCATGACGGTTTTAAACACTGGGGTAACCGTCTGTGCACATCCCACAGTCAGTGGCGTTTTGAGCCGGTACGCCGCACTGCAGATGTGATTGAGGACAGCATCCAGGAGGCCATGCTGCCTTATGTCGATCGCCCGCTTGATCGGGATGTGGCAGACGACATTCTTGGCAGCATTAATGCCTATATGCGTCAGCTTAAAAATCTGGGCGCGATCCACGGTGGCAGTGCATGGCTGAACGATGAACTGAACACTGCAGAAACCCTGGCGGCAGGGCAGTTGTATATTGATTATGACTTTGGGCCGAAGTCACCACTGGAGCGCCTGACACTGCGGGCAATGATTAACAATAAACTGGCGCTGGAGGAACTGACAGTATGATGACGGGTGAAAAAAACTGTTGCGCGCATGGGCGTTATTTCTTCCTGGCGGGATCCGCCTTCAGGGGGCGCATGAATACACGCCGCCAGCCATTAATATCACGACAGTGGATATCAAAACCGGCGCAATGGATGCACCGGTGGCAGTGGATGACGGCATGGAAGCGCTGACCTGTTCGTTTAAGATTTATGGCTATGATGTTGCCATGCTGACGCTGCTGGGATTACAGGCCGGGCTTTATTCGCCGGAGATTGTTGTCCGCCAGGGCTATCAGGTGGGGAATGCGACCAGCGGACAGGTGGAAACCCTGCAGGGGATGATCACCAGTATCACGCCGGATGCACGTCCGGCAACATCGCAGGCAGACGCCTCGGTGACGGTGGAAATGTCGCTGAGTTATTACCGCCAGGCTGTCGACGGTGTGGAAACCATCTGCATTATTCCGGAGGAGTTTGTACGTCGTATTAATGGCGTTAATGTTCTGGCGGATCTGAAAAAAATCATCCGGGTTTAATCCGGGATCCTGTCATTCAGGCGGCTCAGGCCGCCTTTTCTTTTTTAAAGGAGATGCTTATGTCGGAAAAAAACAGCGTTCCTGCCAGCAGCGTGGAAATTGTGTTATCCGTGCCGTATGTCACCGCATCAGGACAGACGATCACGCACGTCACTATGCGTGCGCCCACTGTCCGCGATCGTCTGTTGCATCGCCGGAGTAACAAACCGGAAGCAGAGGCTGATCTGGATATGATTGCCGGTCTGTGTGGGATGGACGCGGCAGACATGATGAACATGGAAGCGTGTGATTACCTGGCCCTGGAGCGTCAGTTTAATGTTTTTTTGCTGCCGCCGGTCCGGCGGAAGAAGAAAGCATCCTGACAGCGATACGGCGTGCCGGTGCCTGGTTCGGGTGGTCTCCCGGAGATGTGATGGCGCTGCCGTATACGGATTTTGTGGCAATGATGCTGGCGGAGTCGGAAGAGAGGAAGCAACGTTATGGCAACGGTGGGCGATAACCTTAAAGCGAATATCCGGATCGGAGGCACGATAGATCCGTCGTGGAAAAAAATCGGTTGATGGACTGAAGCACGGATTATCAGGGGCAACACAGGAAGTGGCTCGCCTGACACGCCAGCAGGACGTACTGAAACGAAAAATTCAGGCTGGCGTACTGGCTGGACAGGATATTACTGATCTGCGAAAGCAGTATGAAAAGCTGGGTAAAAAAATTCATGATGCCACCGGAGAGCAGGACAAATTTAACCGTAAACTGGCGCGCGCGGAACGCCTGGAACGCTGGAAAGGGCGGGCGGGGACGGTCCTTAAAACCGGTTTTGGGCTTTCGGTTGGTTCCGGGTTGACGCTGGCAGCGGGCACTGCCGCTGTGCTTAACCGGAATACGGAGACGGCAGAGCGGGCAGGGATAGCCCGCAGTTATGGGGTGGATTATGAAACCTATGCGTCATGGGATTCTCTGGCCCGACTGATGGGGCTGAACGGTGAAAACATCGGTGATCTGTTTGAGGAGTACCGGAACAAGGTTTTTGACGATGATAATGGTGCCACGGATAAAGGGGCCATTCAGGAGGTCTTTGGCAAACTGGGACTGAAAGCCGGGGTGATGACAGGGAAAAGCAACCAGGAGCAGGTCGAATTTTTATTTGATCGCTTACTGCAGGTGGAGAATGAACAGGTGGCTGCCGGAATGGCAGATGCGTTGTTCGGTGGTGAGGCCAATAAAATTCTGACCTGGATGCGTCTGTCAGGGAAAACTTACCGGGAGCTTATCAGTGAGCAGAAACGCTATAACCTGGTGACAAAGGCAGGGGCTGATGGCGCAGTTCAGGGACATGTGGCACTGTCAAATCTCCGTAATGTTCTGAGTTCTTCCATTGATGAAATCAGCGGACAGCTGGGTAATGAACTTGCCCCACATATTCAACAGGTGACGGATGACCTTGCGGCCTGGTTTAAGAATGGTGGGCTGGAAAAAAATCCGGGCATTTATTCGTGATGATGCCCTGCCGGCGCTGATCGACATGGCTGCCTGGATGTGGAAATTTGGAAAAGTTCTTGCCGGAATTACACAAAAAGCCATTGAGTGGGGGCTGGCGGATGATCCGCGAGAGGACCGACGGGAAGTGCTGGAGTATCTGGCAAAAATGGGGTCGCCGGAGCTGGCGAGAGCAGTGGCGCAGAAAAACGGTCAGGGTGAATGGTTTGATGAACTGCTCAGGCAAAATCCTGACCTGACAAAACAGGTTGTACAGGCCTATAAAGACACCCGCGGTTATCTCCCCTGGAATCATGACGATAAAAAGTTTGATGCATTTCTCGACCCTCTGCTGGGGCCGAAAGAAGAACCTGATTTTAAGGCGATAAAAGAGAAATCCCGCACCTATATTGACGGACTTCCTGCAGCAGTTCAGGGGCAGGGTAATTCGGATCCTCTCTCGGCTCTTCAGTATACCCCCGGCAGTGTCAGCCAGGTGGAAGTAAAACCCACATATCAGATACGGGCGGAATTTAACATCACTCAGAAGCCTGGCGAGGATGCCGGACAACTGGCTGACAGGGTAACGAAAAATCTGGGAGATATTCATTTTGGTCAGCGTTCCCGCATGACCGATGGCGATGCATTCTGGGGGTGAATATGGTGGATTTGCTGGGCTGGGGCGTAAACCGGCTTGAGCGTGAAGCATGGGACGCGGTGGGATCATTAACGGATGTCGCCTCCCGCGTCATGCTGTCGTTTGGTGAGTTTGAATTCAGTATTGATACTGCTGCTTATAACGCCATGAAGCGCACGATGGAATGGCGATGGGATGAACAACAGCTTATCGGAAAAAACGATCTGCTGCAGTATACCGGCAAGGGGGCCAGAACAATAACCCTTGAAGGTATGGCGCACGCGGGATTTCGTGACGGTGTGGGAATGGATGCCCTTGATACACTGGTTCAGATGGTGGATGACAATCCGGCCCCGCATCTTCTGGTCTCGAGCACAGGTGATGTGATGGGGTATTTCGTGGCAACCGCCTATTCAGATAACACCACGTCCTTTCTTCCCGGCGGTGCGCCGAAGAACAAAACGTTCACACTGGAGCTGAAATACTATGGCGAAAAACTGGCGGACTACTGACGGCGATATGCTGGATGATATCTGTCAGAGACACTATGGCAGTACCGGGCTTAACCAGTCACTGGCGGCGGTACTGGAAGCCAATCCCGGGCTGGCTGACTTTGGTCCGGTGTATCCCGCCGGGGTGGAAATCGTGTTGCCTGACTGGACATATGAACCGGAAGTGAAGGAGACGTTTCAGTTATGGGACTGAATGAATATCAGCCGGATTTCAGTCTGACAGCGGAAGGTCAGGATATCACGAAGGCAATAAAACGTGGGCTGGCTGAGTTGCGATATACCGATAATGGTGCTGGCACAAAGCGGTCCGATGAACTGATGGTAACGCTGTTCAGCGAGACGCTGGCGTTGCCACCGAAAGGCGCGGTGCTAACGCTGGGACTGGGGTTCAACGGAAATCTGGTCAATAAAGGCAGTTTTACCGTCTGTCAGGTGGCAAGCGGTGGTCCTCCCCGCCGGCTCACCATTTATGCCACCGCAGCCCCCATGAATGCGTCAAAACATGGCGCAGACGTGACCGCACTGAAAACCCGGGCTTTCAGCGATATCACACTGGGCGACCTGGTGAAAACCATCGCCACTGAAAATAATCTGGTGGCGCGCGTCTCATCGGTGCTTGCTGATATTCATATCCCGTGGGTGATGCAGTCATCAGAATCTGATGCTGCCCTCTTGTCCCGCATTGCAGGTATGTACGGCGCCACCAGTAAACCGACCAATGGCTACTGGTTATTTCTGGAATACGGGGCATCACAGAGTACGGGGGGCAGAAATGCGCCTGAGATAACCATTACGCCGGGTATGGCATCAGACTGGGATTATCGTGAAGGTGAGCGACAGGGCGCTGCGGGTGGTGCGAAGGGGGATAAAAAGAGCGGGAAAGTTGGGGTCCGGTATTTTGATGCCCGTGACGGACGCACACGTGAAGTTAAAGTTGACGTGGAGTCAACAGATAAGCGGCATCCGTTTACCCAGCCTGACCAGGGCACCGCAAAACACTGTGCAGAGTCGAAGGTTAAACGTGTGCAGAAAGCCGGACGCCAGATGACGATAACGTTGCCCTGCAGGCCGGAACTGCTGAAAGCAGGGGCGGAGATGCGTTTTGTCACGCAGGGATTTGGTGTGCGTGAGGACCATCACTGGCAGGCTGAGTCTGTGGAGTTTTCACTGGTACCGGGACAGGGATTTACGCTGAATCTGTCACTGACCACGGATATTTCTGCAAAGGGGAAAGCCAGTGGCAAGAAAAAAGGCGTCAATTATTTTGGTTAATGTTTTCTGAATCAGGAAATAAAAATGTCTGTATTAATTTCGGGTGTGCTGACGGATGGCACGGGACTCCCCATGTCCGGATACCATATTATTCTGAAAGCCCGACAGAATACATCCGCAGTGGTCATGAGAACGGTGGCAACAGTAGTGACAGGGGCGGCAGGAGAATATGCATTTGAGGCCCAGACCGGAAGATATGACGTTTATCTCCGGTCATGTATTGAAAGAGAATATTGTGTTGGTGATATTTCGGTTTACGACGATTCAAAGCCCGGCACACTGAACGACTTTCTGACCGCCCTTGATGAAGGCGATTTAAAGCCGGATGTAGTGAAACGCTTTGAGGAAATGGTGGCGCAGGCGCAGCAGAGCGCGGAAGCGGCAGCGGAAAGCGAACGACAGGCCGGGAAACATGTCGCTGATGCGCAACAAATTAAAAGCGACTGCGAGACGCTGGCGGATAACGTACAGCAGAACGCAGAAGCCGTTGCCGAAGACAAAAAGCAGGTGGCGTTACTGGCGTCATCTGCCACACAGGATGCGGCCCGCGCAGAACAGGCGGTCAAAGATGCTGACACGATAGTCCAGAAAGCGGTCGATAAACTCGGTGAAGCCGCAACGCTGACCGGCGAGGCAAAGGCCAGCGCCGAAGCAGCAGCAAAAAGCGAGCAGAACGCGAAACAGCACAGGGACGAGGCGCAACGGATAGTCGATGACCTGAAAGGAACCAGCGCCAGCACGACGCAAAAAGGCCTGGTGCAACTCTGTAGTGATACAGACAACGACAGCGAAGAACTGGCCGCCACACCAAAGGCTGTCAAAGCCGTCATGGACGAGACGAAAACAAAAGCGCCGCTGGACAGCCCGGCGTTCACGGGTACGCCAACCACACCAACCCCACCGGACGATGCAGTCGGTCTGGAAACCGCGAACGCGGCATTTGTCCGCAAACTGCTCGCCGCGCTGGTTGACTCATCACCGGAAGCCCTCGACACGCTGAACGAGCTGGCAGCGGCGCTGGGTAATGACCCGAACTTTGCGACAACCGTCACTAAAGCACTGGCAGGTAAACAGCCGCTTAATGACGTGTTAACGGCTGTCAGCCAGATAACACCGGAAGAAAACACACTGCCTTATTTCAGTGCAGAGGGCCGGATTTTACTGGCGCAGCTGTCAGAAAAAGCCCGCGCATTACTGGCGCTGGACACGTCTGAGGCCATGCGCACGGAGCTTGAACTGAAAGCGGCTGCGACGATGGAACCCCAGAGCGATATCCGCGACCGCACACCAGGCAGACTGGCACTGTCCGGCATGTACGGATTCGGTCAGGCATTTACCAGCACCGAAGCCCTGGCATTTAACGGGCAGGCCGATTTTGCTGAATGGCTGAAAGAGGCCACGCCGGGGCGTTATGCGGTCAGTATTGTGGACTCTTCCTCGCTACTGATTGGCACCACAAAATTTAACGGCATTATTGATGTGATGTGGTCGCCCTTTGATAACGATGAATCAGACACAACGCGCAAATTCAAAATGCTGCTGTGTTTTAACCAGTATTACGAAGGCGAACATAGTATTCATCGCCTGACTTATCGCTGGAGTGAAAATAACTGGAATGCAACAGTAAGCCCCGTCATTTACGACAGCGATTCGCTGGCCTTCCTGCTGTCCCGGACGGCGGGCAACGGCCCGTCCTCATATTACAAATATCCGGCAGTTGGCTCTCTTATTCTCGCGGTCTATCAGGGAACAGCGGCAGGAGATAAGGAAATAAAAATTGGCCTTGGGGATGTAGTGGCGGGGTCGCGACTTGGTCCTGTGGCTATCGACTGTGCAATTAATAATTCCGGGACATATGTTTCCACACCTTCAGTAAAGGCGGGGGGTGCTGGTGCATTCAGTTTTCCCGGTCGTTATCAGGCCCTGTCAGGTTATCGTGGAACGTATGGCGACAGAGGCTTTATCTGTTTGTTCGTGCGCATTGAGTAACAAGGAGATAGAACATGAAAATCAGAGCGGTAAAGGGCATCAGAAACGCCCATTATCTCGAAAATGGTGCGGTTGACTGCGAGGTGTTATTTGAAGGTGAAAGGGAATTCGTCCCGTATACCGCCATGCAAGATGATACCGCCCCGACAGGCCAACGCATCTGGGAAGAGTTGCAGAGCGGCAAATGGGGTGAAATCGCCCCGTTCACCGTCACGCCGGAACTTATCGCCGCGGCGAAGGATGCCAAAAAGCGGGAAATCGAGGCATGGCGCACAGAACAGGAGGCACTGCCGTTCACGTTCGAATGGAACGGTCGCACCTGGAACGCTGGCCCCGACTCAATGGCTCGTCTTTATCCGGCAGTAATGGCATCAAAGTCTGACACAGCGCGAAAAACCATGGTATGGGGCGATGCGGAAAACCAGCAGGTGAAACTGTCGATGCAGAAACTGGATGAGCTGCTTACTGCAATGGCGCAGGCTCAGGTCGATCGCAACGATGAGATTTATCGGCGTCAGCGGGAGATGAAGGAAGAACTGAATAACCTAGATGATTTGAGTTCTATTCGAGCATTTGGTATTTGCTAA